TTAATAGGCATAGCAAAAGCAGTTAGATAAAACAAAAAAGGGGGCAACTAAGCCCCCAATTTTTTACCTATCATCTCCACTTCCCCCTATTTTATTTTCTTTCATCCTCTTATGTATCTTGGCTTGATTGCGACCTGCTATAGTACCAAGAGATAAGTTAAGATCTGTTGCCAGTGCAGCACAGTACCATAGTACATCTCCTATCTCACTAGCAATGTCCTCTCTCCAATTCTCTGGCATATTTTCTAGGCCATCCCTCATTAACTTCTTTACTTTGTTAGCTACTTCTCCTGCCTCACCTGCTAGTCCAAGTGCAGGGTAGGATATTTTAAACTTGTCATCATAGATTGCTGTCGCTTTAGCGTTACTTTGATACGAATTAAAGTCTGACATTTTGTACTTCTCCTTCAACCAATTCTGTGCTTCTGTTTCTAGTTTGTTCATGCTTAGTAACTCTCTTTAAGTTCTCACTAAATGCTCTATTAAAGCCCCTATCCCACTCTCTAAACTGCATAGTATCCATATGGAAGGGGTTGTTTATTCTACCCCTTTTGAAATCATCATAGCCTCTCTGAAATTGAACCTTCAGTGGGGCATCATATTTTCCAAGACCCCTTTCTTTACGTGTTAACATTCTCTGCATGTGCTACTCCTTTGGATTAAGTTTACTTTTTAATTCATCCGTCTTAGTATTCTGTATAGCCTGTACGCATTGTGCCATATGATTGAGTATCTTTAACGAATTACTACCAGTAGACAGTGTTCTTACTACACCCATAATGTCCTCATCCTTTTCGTCTACTTCATACTCCTTATCTTCTACAGTAATCTTCATGTTATCTCCTTTTCTAATTGCTTTTCTAGGTTAGCCATAGCTCTCCATGCTACCTGCGCCCAGTCTTCGTCTAGTATGTGACGCATCATTGCGTCTAGTTCGTCCTTCGACTTTGTCCTATCCCAGAATATAGTCTCAGGTGTCTGCCCATGTTGTAAACCACCAACATAAGATATCTTTGCTATCGCTGCAATAGCTCTAGGAAAGTATTTAATAAACCCTGTGTATACAGGTATTGCTTTTCTTTCCTTACTGTCCGTGGGTAATATCATGGTGATCTCCTTATGTTAAGTCTACTATTTCACACACATCTCCTGAACAGGCTAACGTCTGCATCGCTACTGTATTATCTTCTTCCTCATAACTAGACAGCAATGCCCAATCAATTTTCTTTGGAAGCTTCTTTGATAATGCCTCATATTCTTTCTTAGTGCAATCTTGATATGGTGCTTGTTGATAAGTATGATCAGAGTGTGGCAAGAAAGACACACCAGACATCTCATCAAAGTTCTTATACACAAACGCACCAACTTCCAACCATTCATTATCCTTTACTGTAATGGTTACTGATGGCTTATGCTCACACCAATGTCTTTGATATATCAACCACATATCTAACTGTTCAATTGCAGTCATGTCATCCCTAGTCACAGCAGCTTTTGGTGACGCAATAGGAAAACTAAACACAGTTGTACTGTCAGGTTTCATTACGCATAGTTCTGCAGGTACACCTTGATCAATCATAAACTGTGTCAGTGGATCTTTGTTATCTCCTCGTACAGTTCTTACATAGTACTGGCTGTGTCTGGCATGTATACCACTAGCACTGTCTACTAATTGTGATACAGTACCAGATGGTTTGACGCACGTGACAGCAGTAGACTGTTGTATCCCTAGCTTATCAGCCCACTCTTTATTTGTAGTGACAGCAACTAGTCTGAGATGATTGAGTGTCTGTTCAAGACCTTTGTTCTTGCTAGTCATCATAGCATTATCCATGATACCTGTCAGTGATACACCAAGTAGGCGTTCTTCTTCTGTGTTATTCTGCCACACCTTACGTAGGTATGGGAACTTGGTAAACGTAGACTGTATAGTACCCAGTATAGTAGCAAGTTCTACCTTCTTAGATAGACTCTTGATATCATCTGTTGCTCGTACAACTATTTCTGTTAGGTTGCAAAATTGGTATGGTCGTAATATTATCTCAGAACAAGGGTTGCAAGCAAACTCCCAGTCAGCATCTCGTCTGCCATTCCTAGCTGCTTGTTTCTGTGCAGCCTGTCTGTTAAAGATACCACGCTCACCTGACTTAGACTCTACCAGTGCAGTCCACTCACGTAAGAATGTCTCCATGTCGGGCTTCTCTGTATAGCATACGCTGTTATTTGACAACGCTCTATGAGGTGCAGCTTCCCACCAGTTACCTGACTTAGCATGTCTCATACGATCATCTGATAGATTAGACAGACTAATCATAGCTGACCTACGTACACCCCCAACAACAACTATCTCACCTATCTTACACATGATGTCGTGACACTCTATGCTTGACAGCTTACGAGTCTGTGCTGTCTTAAACGTGCCAACCACAAACATAAACAGATCTATCAAAGGTGCAGGGCCAGATGCTCTACCACCAAATGTTTTTAACTTAGCTCCTGCAGGTCTGACCAGTGTCACATCCCACTTGGGTATCTCTCCTGCCCATAGTAATGCAAGCAGTTGTCGTAATGCTTTTGCCCATCCTTCTTTACTATCCTTGACCACTATAGTTGTATCACTATTATATAGTGGTGGTATCTCAGGTAGCTTAGAAACATACTGTCTCTCCACACTAAAGCCTACACCTGTACCACAAAGTAGTACAAACATAGCCTCATCAAAACTCTTTGGGTCATCCACAGGTAGGTAGCTACAGTTGTAGCCTGCTGTGTTATCTCTGTCTAGTGCAGGGCCAGCAGTCATCATTGCCCTCATAGATGGCATGATAGATAGACTAGCTACAGCGTCATATAGACTTGCACGTAGGTCAGTATCTAAGTCATAGCCTATCTTATCAGCCATGTAATCAATGTACCTTCCTACAGTTTCTCCCCAGTTCTCTCGTCTTTTGTCTTTGTCTAACCATCTTGCGTAACGAGATGTATGTATGAACGCTTGATAGTCTGTTGGTAAATAATTGCTCATGTTCTACTCCACTAATACTCTAATTGTTTCTATTTTCATACCATCTATATCATAGATAAATTCATGTAGTGCTTCTTTAATCTCTTGATCTACAAACCCATCAACAGGTATAGGATACTCGTCTTCGTCTAGGTTTAAAGCTAATAATACTTTTACTCTCATGTTAACTCCTAATGAAACTTCAACTGTATCACATTGTCTTCACCAGTTTCGACTGTAACAGTGTTGTCTATCTCTGAGTGTTTTTGTTTCAGCACTTCGTTTGTATAAGTATACAGCATCTCCCTGAAATCGTCGTTCTCTTCCATCAAAGGTATACAGGAGCTTACCAATGTACTCACAAACATTAAGTGATCGTAGTCCTGTGGGTCTAAGTTATTTTCCTGTGTCGTTATAGTACCTATCTTTAATTCACCTGTCCATAGACCATCGTCATCTAGTAGGGGTGCTAGTCTAATAATAAAATCGTTTGGTTCAAAGTCTAAGAATATTTTGTCATCCATGTTATGCTCTCCTTGTTTTCTTTAGTGGGAAAGGTATAACACTTTTGTCTTGTAGTTGCCATAGTGTGTCAGGTTTTTTTGTTTGTTCTTTTAGCCACGACTCAGGAATAATCCTATCGTGATATAAGAAGTTATTCTTTTCACACCAACTTGCATACGTACCCTTTGCACCCTTATTTAGTTTTCTTTTACTGCTCTCAAATACAAACCTAATGTCAAGGTTTGGATGTTGTTTCTGTATAGCCAGATGTTTACGCCTATCTGCTTGCACAAAGCGACCCTTGACTTCTATTATAATACCATTAGGTAACAGGAAGTCAGGTGTATATGTTCTATACATCAAGTCTTCCCACTCTATCTTAAAGCATTCATACCTAAAGTCTTGGTTTAATTCTTTCAAACGATCAGAGACTTTAATCTCCAGACCACTACGATACCCATATTTTAATGCAGCCTTAAACTGTTTGACGTTACGCATCAGATGGATCATAGTTCTTGAACAACTTCCAGTATGTCAACAGACTAGTGAACATAGATATGTGTTTAGCATGTGACTCTTTACTCCATAGCCAAGGTATAATTAATTCTGTATCCTTTCTGTCTACAAAAATAGATACCCTCTCAGGATCTTTTACATTACATCCCTCAGCATAGGCTGATAGTTGCATACCATGCTCAGGAAATACTAGACTAGAAGGTGTCTTCTTCTTGCTCTCTAAGTTATCCTTAGTTTTAAAGTCAACAAAGATACCTGTATCAGAGTGTAGATCTATCTTGCCACCATACCCTAAGTCAGCACAGAATGAATCTTCTGCAGTCCATGTCTCATCAGGGAATGTTTTGTCTAAGTACTTCTTGATTGCTAGGTAGGGCTTAGTCTCTGCCCCACCTGCAAACCCTTGTTCTATCATGGCGTGGATGGTTGTACCCATCTCTGCTGCCTCTTTGCCTGTACTCTTTGAGTGTTCCTTACACCTATAAAAGAATTGATCTGTACTTTCGTCGTCTTGTTTAGTTAACGTAAGTGCAGAGTTCAGAGCCTGATTTATTTTCCAGTTCTCTAAAGCAGGTTTAGCTGCAACACCAAGGATGGTAGTAACAGATGGTACGTAACCATGTTTCCTAGCATCCCGTAAGTTAGTGTTACGTTCCTTACCATTGGAGCCTACGATAGTATACGCAGCTTCTCCTGTTTTATTGTACCAGTGTTCAGACTCTGACTCTTTTTTCATTAAGCAAAGTCCTCTGCGTCTATGTTGATAAAGTCATCGACTGTCTCTCTATCAACGTCTTCTTTCTTATGCATGTTCTCATCCCACGAATTGGTAATGTAACCATTGTAGTTTGAGATCCATGCTAGGAAGTTAGCAAAGGTTTCCTGTGCCAGATCATCCATGTCCAGTGTATTCGTTAAGTCAAGAGACACAGTTGGTAGGTAGAAACAGTTACCATTAGGTAGCTTACGTTCCTCTGTAGAAAGTTTAACATTGTGCTGTATAGGTAGACGCTTCATCTTACCCAACTTGTTGAACACATTTGTACCAAAGGTTTTGAAAGCATCTCTGTTCTCAACTTCCCATATGAATGGCGTAGCCCCTATAGTAACTGATGCACCTGTCTCATCAACAGGATTTTCCAACTCTATAGTACCAAACAGTACACGTACACGCTTGATCTGTTTCAATAGATCCTGCATCTTCTCAGGTAAAGACTTGAAGTCTGGTATGTACCCTGCAGGTTTACCACAGTTGAAACCACCATCGTTATCTTTCAGATCAATGTTTAGATTGTCTGCCATGATAGTCTTTACATACCTGTTAGGTGTGTCTGATGTCTTCATGATGAAACGCTTGTGCATAAACCTCTGCATGTAAGGACGTATGGTAGCCGTATCAGAGTAGTATGTTGGCCCATCTGGGATGTCCAGTTTGTATGTACCACCACTAACAACTTCTACGTTTACCATTTTACCATTAACTTCTGACCTACCCATGATAGGTGAGTGGTTAATACGCACACGAGCCAGTGCGTCTGCCTTCTCCTTATTGGAGCCTGTGTCCATTGCCATGCCCATAGCCTTTGCCATTGATGCATAGTCATTGGTATCTACTTTCATTACTTGATTATCCATGTATTAATCTCCTTTGTTTTATACGTTAAGGTTCTAGTTATATCACGCAACATCTTTTGTGTCAAGCCAGTTTGGTCCTATCTTTGCTTCTAATAATAATGGTACATTAAAATCTATGTTCCACCTCTTATTAAAGATGTTAACGAGGTTGTCGTTAGTTAGTTTTATTATCTTTATTACTCTATCCGTTTCGTCTGGGTGTATGTCAATTACTATACTATCATGTACAGTATTAACAACACAGCTTTGCATAGAGTTTGTCTCTAAAAGCTTGTCTATGTATAGCATAGATATAGGTACGATGTCAGCAGTTGCAAAGGATTGCACAGGATAATTCTTTATCTGTGTGAAAAATGTCACACCACCATTACGTCTACGCTGTACGTCTGGGAATGCAAACTCCCTACCAGATGGTATAGTCACCTTACCTGTAGTCAACACCTCTCGTGCCAACTCCTTATGCCAACGTGCTATACCTGAGTACTTCTTAGTGAACTGTGCATAGTAAGCAGCCTCAGCCCTTGTCCTACCAAAACCACTCGCGCCATACAAGGGAGCAAATGTATGTGCCTTTGCTTCTTGACGGGAGATCTTCTGCCCTGCATCACTGATAACCTTAGCTGTATAGCTGTGTACATCAAATCCTGTTGATACTTCTTGTATGGCTACCTCATCCTGACTAAGGAATGCAGCAACTCTAAACTCTAGCTGTGCAAAGTCAGCTTCCATGATCTGCCCACCCTTCCATCGTGATACAAACACTTTCTTTACAGGGAATGTACCACCACGTGGCATGTTCTGCATGTTAGGTTCTGTACTGGATAGCCTACCTGTAGCTGTGGTACTCTGACGCAGCTTAACATGTAGCATACCATCAGCCTTAGTGTAGGTAGTTATACCCTCAACAAAACTAGACAGGTATGTATCCAATGCAGATAGTCTTCGTATCCTTTGTAAGAATAGCACAGTGTCACTATGTCCTTTGTCTCTAGCTACTGTCTCTAGCCTGACTAGATTATCCTTACCTGTACGAAACCCATTGGCACTGACCCAATCAGGGTTAGGTGCTACAAACTTTAGACCTGCTACATACGTAGTGTCAGTAAACCTATAGCCTACAGCACCACAGTCTAGACACTTAGTTGTCTTAACAAATGGTGTGCCATTCTTCTTAGTCTTACGTATCTGACCTGACCCTCTACAAGTGGAGCATTGCTTGGCCTTCTGCCTATACAACACAGATGAGTTGCTCTTGATAGTAGATCTAAACTCCTGATCAGTAGCACGTGGATCAAATGCATTAGCCCACATAGGTTTGTCATGTGGTTTACGACTGAATATAATCCAAGACAATTGCTCTGGGCTATTAAGATTGATAGGTCTATCACCCATAAGAAGCTGCACCTGACCCTCAAGCACAGATAGTAACTCATTCTTCTCTGTCTCAAACTCCTTGCGTACTTCTTCTAACACATCCAAGTCTACCTTGAAACCACGTTGGTATATACGTGTGAGGCAGTCAGCTATTCGATTGGTTAGCTTCACTGTCTCCATTAGACCTGCGTCTTCTCCAGTAAGCTTAGCATCTAGCTTGTTGAACAGGTCCATCGTAGAGTGTAGGTCAGCAGACAGGTACTCAGACAACTCATCGTGTGGTATTTCTCTGGTTGTATACCCTTTGTTGAAGTAGTCCTTTAGTGTACCCATCTTCTGTGTGTCACAGTCGTATCTCTCAGCCAAGTACCCAAGGCTAAGAGGTTCTTTCTGTCCACGTTGTAGTATGTAAGCACCAAGCATAGTATCGAACACCTCACCAGTATATGTGAAGCCTGATTCCCATATCCATATAAGGTCATGGGCTGCATTGTGCATCACCAAGAGGTGTGTATCATCCAGAATACTCTGAACAATACGACCACCCTCAGTGCTAGGTTGCTGCTCACTGTGGTCAAAGGTAACTATCTTTTGCTCAGAGCCTGATGGCCCTTGGCATAACATACCTACCATAGTAAGGGAGTTCTCTGCCTCGAATGGGTCAAGCATAAGCTTACCATTACGTTTAAGAGTTGTGTTCTCCACATCTAGTACTGTTACATGTCTCATTTTATTCCTTCTATTACACTCGTTGCTTCTTGTATAGTCATTTGAAACCACTCACCTGCTTTAACATGGGACTGCTTAGAAATTGTGTGCGCCTCTGCCTCTGCTTTACGTCTGTCAGTAAATGGTTTGCTATACTCTAGCTTATAGTCACGATGGGGGCTACTTGTTTGATATCCCTTGAGCCTATCTTCAGAGTCAATAGCCATACCTATTTTAACCCACCCAACAAAAGCAGGGTTGGTAATAACATACACCTCACCCTCTGTACTATCTTCATAGTTTACTAAGGATGAGAATGCAGCGTCACCAAAGGTTTTAAACTTTCCTGCCTTATATAGAGGATGACTTCTTGATATGTATTTACCATCAACAAACATTTGAGTTTTATTATACTCACGTTTAGTCTCTGGATTATCTTTATACCAATACTTTTTACCTGTGTTAGGATTTATTTCGTTAGTGTGTATCATACTTCGTACCTCGCTGTTTTATAATTGAGTTCACAATGAACTATACCATGCCACCCTGATAGTTTATTCTTAACTACATTAAGGTGACGCTGCGTATCCTCTTCGTCCTGTCCTTCGACAGGTGGATTCTTTGCTATGAGTAACATGAGGTCAGCTTCAGCAGCCTTACCTGTACGTGACCCTTCCATCATAGCTTGGTTCAGCACAACTTTATTCTCTGCATCAGCAGATAGCTGTGACATATAGAAGATAGCACATCCATGTTGCTTGGCTATCTGTCTTGCATATATAGCGTTGGCCTTTAAGTATTCATCTGCTCTAGCAAAGCCTTGTGTCCTAGCAAACTTATCACCCATGTCTAGTATAACTACATCAGGTTTGTAAGACTTGCATACACTCTCAACCCATGACATATCTCTACTGGTAGAGTCTTTGATCTTTATGTTGCCACTAATCTTAGAGTATATATCACGTGCCTTACTTGGGTTGGCCTTTATCTCTTGCATAGTCATACCTGTAGCTGCTGTTAGATATCTAGCACCTACACGATGTGATCCTTCTTCGTTACACAACACAATACACTTAGCACCCTGCTGTGCAAATCCATTTGGCCCTGCTACTATACTAGCATGGAAGGATGTCTTGCCTGTGTTAGGTCTAGCTCCTACCTCAATAAGGTGTCCTTCGTTCACACCCTCTATCTTACGTGTGAGTGTAGGTATGTTGAACACCCAACGTGCCTCAAGATCATTCTTAGAGAGCAGTGTATCTATGTCCATGTCATCCCACTCTATGTGTAAGTCAGGTGTGAAGTCATCAGCGTACTGCTCTAGTAGATTACGTAGTGGTTCAAGTGTAGTCTTAGTACCATTGACATAGTCAAAGCCAATGTTAGCTATGTCTTCTCCAACTACTTGTTGAAACAATTTAGACAACACCTCTTGTGCTACGTCACTACCCATAGGTGACTCTTTCTTTATCTGACTAAACAAGGACGAGTATGCTTGCTTCTGTGCTGTAGTAAGCTGTGCATTACTGGACATAAACAATGCCTCAATCTCAGCAGGTGTAACAGTACGTTCGTATCTCTGCATCGCTAGGTCTATTGATGCCTTGATCTTACGTACGTCTTTACTGAACAAACGATCAGGGCAACGCGCCCCTCTATGATCGTCATAGAAACCTTTGTCCATAAGGCTGCGTACTAATGATAGTTCCATATATTATTCTCCTAATGCTGTAAGGTTTTGAATGTCGTTAGGATTACGGTATTTCAAATCATCTGTTAATCGTAAGGCACGAACTGAATGAACGTGACCTCTTAGTTCCTTAGTAAATTGTAGTGTCTTAGGTAGTGCGTCAGGGTCTAGTGCTACAATGGCTGTTGAGAACTGCGATAAGAACCTCTTGTGTGCTTCTGATAATGATGTACCCAACACAGCGACCCCAACATATACATCACTACCTACAATCGCAGCACTTATGCAGTCCTCAACAACTACAGCGACCTTACCATACCCATATGAGTAGGGCAAGTCACTCTTACCATATCGTTTCCATTTTGGTAGCCTGTGTGTGATACTTCTGCCACTAGCATCTACCATCACACTTGACTTGACCACAGGAAACACGACACGGCTTTCCTTTACGTCATACAACAGACCTAATTCATCTGGGTCTATATCCCATTGCTTACAGAATACACCTATTGCTTCGTTATCTTTTACTAACCACTCAGGCTTAGTGAATGGTATCTCTTTGGTTTCTTCAGCTACCCTACTGATAGACTTACGTATGTCATCACTAGTCAAGTGAACACGAGTACCACCTGAGTACTCGCAACTTGCCTTGTAACAATTCCATAGCACTGATCCCATGTTATTGGTTATAGTAAAGGTATTGTATCCCTTACATGAAGGACAAGTCATCCTCTTTGTCTCACCATTTACAAGTGATAGATCATTTATAATATTATTTATATTCATGTATATCACTTTCGTTGTTGCAACATGTTGTTGATTGTAAGCTATCTGATCTTTGTGTCAAGGCTGAATTTGCACTAGCATATGTATGTTTCATGTATGGTTGCACAGAAGACACATGTGTATGCCCAGTCACTGACATTACTTGTGGCAATGAGACACCTGCATCAACCATCTGTGTCACACCTGTCCTTCTCAAGTCCATTAGACGTAGTGTGTCAGACAAACCTGCCTTACGCATGACCGTCCTTCCATTCTTAGATAGACGCTCTAAGGTATAAGGGTGGTATGCCCCCTGTACGGGGCTAGGATGAGGTGCTACGTACCTTTGAAAGCCAAAGTCTACACGTTGATCTTGCAACATGCCCATCAAGTCCTCTGATATAGGTAGAAATACCTCTGCTCTACGCTTGCTTTGTTCAAGGTGTAGTATCCCTGTATCCCAGTCAATATCTGTCCACTCAAGGGTACGCATGTCACCCAATCTTTGACACCACTCGTATGCCATCTGTATAATTAGTCCAATGTTTCTAGTATCAAAGTTAGCATAGGCTACATCAAGGAAGTTAACCACATCCTCTGTTGCCCAGACAACTGTTCTCTTCTTAGATGCCTTACGTTTTATATTACTAAAGGGATTTAAGATAGCGTGTTCCATCTCAATAGCATAGTTGAATACACGTGAGGCACAGGTAGCTGTGTGATTTGCAAAGCTCACACCACGCTTGACCCATTCCTCATATGCACCCTTGGCAACCTTAGTACTTATGTTTTTATATTTAACTGTGTTAAATTTATCACACACTACACCCAAGAAGTATTTGTAATCCACCTTAGTTGTATCACGTAACATATTGAAATCATTAGACATATAGTAGTAGTCCACTAGATCATTGAAGGTGCTACGATCTGTGATCACTAACACCTGTGACTGTATGTCACGCCAGTTATCAATGGCTTCATTGTCTTTGCGAACAAGTCTACGTACCTGTTGCAGGTCAGTGCCAAAAGTTTTTCTGGTCACTACACCTGCATCAACTAGGTTTTGAGGTGGGTTAAACCTGTACTCACCAGTGTCTCGTTTCTGCACATATCTAGGCAGCTTTAGCATACAACACCTTCGCTTCCTTTAAGTTAAGTTTCATTTGTTTCTTTAGTTTATGGCAAGAGTATGCACCCTTCTCTAAGTTCTCTTCCTTCGTTAGTACCTGTAGATTACCTGACCAGTGTGGCCCACCATCTGACAGAGGCCACATGTGATCAACGTGTCTCTCAATACCATCTGCCTTGGCTAACAGACGACTGAGTAGATAGACTGTATAAACTCTTCTCTTCTCAACAGGACAGTTCCTTAACCACTTAGGTATGGCACGTATCTTTCTAGCCCTACGATTTGCTATGTGTTGTAGTACTAAAGCAGGATTATTTTTTCTCCAATCACTATTCATTTTGTTTTTATGGTCTTTATTCTCTTGGTGGTACTTTCTCTTTTTTTCTTTATTCTTGAGATACCACTCTTTGCCATACGCTTTCTTTTTTTCTTTAATTTTTTCATTATTCTTTTGGTAGTATGTACGCTTTTGCTCAAGAATTTTTTCTTTATTCTTTTGGTAGTACGCACGGTCATACTCACGTACCTGCTCTGGGTCATTCCAATCCATTAAGCATACTCTCTTAGGTTCTCTACGTTGTGCCATAGAGGTGTACTGATCCATTTGGATACCTCTTGCTCACGAGAGAACATACTCACAGCCTGTGTATCATTACCTGTATTACGTAGGCTGAATCCATTACGCTCGTCAGCATAGGAAGCATAGTTAGTGAAGGCACTATACAATGCAAACTTATTGTGACCACGTACACTTGCCTCTTGCATGTACAACTCATACATCTTCTTAGCTTTACGCTCTGACTTGGTGATGTCCTCAAGCAATTTGTGTACACTTACATAAGTAAAGTCTGTGTCTGCCCATGTCTGTAGTCTCTTACCCTGTAGGTTAAAGTCTGTCTTAGCTTTAGACAACTCATGCTGAAAGCCTGACAGTGTGAAGCCTGATGTATTCTTCTTACGTACCTTGTCGTAATCACCAGTGATCATACCATTAGTACAGAAGAAATCTATAGCACCAAACCATGTAGCAGGTGAGGCAGTACCATCTATACCATGCACAGCTATCAATCTCTGTGCTATTTCAGTGGAATGTTTAGGCGTATTTATAGTTGTCTTGATCTTAGGTAGTGTGATATCAAGCATAGTCCAACCACCGTTACGTGCTGAGTTGAAACTTACGTTAGCACCCTCTAGGTCAGATGCAGGTAGGTCATTGGACATTACATCCCATACACCACGATAGAAATCACCATGACTTCTAGCTGTAGCACTCTCACCTATGATAGCAATAGGCTCACCTGTCTGCATGTTAATGACATACTTCTTATCCTTCACTCTGGTTGGCTCAAAGCCTACCTCAAAGTCTAGGTTATATGGTACGTCTAGTTCATTGTTTAAATCAAATGGCATGTTAGTAACTCCTTTCTATTGTGAATTGAACATGTACTGGTTCTCCACATCCACGTTCATGGGCATATCTTATCATGTCGTAAAGCTCACCTAAATCATATGCATCTGTATTAGACACAGACACATTGTAGGTTACTATAGGTTCTTTTAGTTCCTTAGATATTTTTTTCTTAGTATTCCATTCATGGGTTCGCACACTTTTTGTACGCAT